TTTTAGTTCGAATGTATGACAAACCTTCATGAGCTCCTTTATCTTCTTATTCATTTGGTAGTTTCCGATACATATAATCGGATTAAACGATACCTCTTCCACTTTCTGTTTCTTCGTTTTCTTGGGACGTATCAACTTTATGAGCGAATTTATTCCGCTTTTGTCGCCATTATTCATCGCGTCGATTTCATCCATGACTATGACGATTTTCTTTACCTTTTTTTCGAACATTGACATTATATTTTTATCGGACATATTGTGCTTTGTTATCGTGTCGATGATGGACTTGTTGCGAATATCGCCGGCGTCATATTTAATAATGTCGTAGTTTTGTTCGCGGAGAAGATTTACGACAAACTCTGTTTTACCTGAGCCGGGATTGCCGTAGATATATATTCCTCTTTTTAATGTGATGTCGGTTTTGTTCTCCTGGAATCCGTCGAGAATTATTTTAATCTTTTTATATGCTTGTTCTCTTCCGAGAATAGAATTGATATTTAAATTGTTCATTTTCTATTGTATGTATGTTATATAATAACTATTTTATCTTTCTTTATTAAAATATTATAATTGTTTCTATGTCGATTTTATGAATGTATTTTATTTTTTTGGGATTTTTATTTTTATTGTCATTCTGGGAATGAATTCCGTTACTTGGGCTGAACAGTAAATACCTTACCGAGTAACCAGAAAATAGACTTCGGGGCTTCTTCCTTGTAGTTGTTTATGAGAGTGTCGTCATTCGTAATACCATCCCATGTAATTCTATTTTTAATTGCATACTCGTATTTATTCATTTTTGTGGGCAGTTGATAACTGAAAAAACCGAAGGGACTCGCATATTCGGCATTCTTTTTATCCGGTTTACATCGAACGTGACCATCTTCGCTCTTAGATAATTTCCAGTAATCGGGGCATTCGCTTACCATAGGAGCCCATATTTGTTTTTTATTATTTGCGCGGATTATGATAATGACAAAGACGGGTATTAATGCTAAAAATACAAAAACGGCGGTTAGTACTGCCATTTTTCTAAAACTTAGGGTGACATTTATATTTGTTGAAGATGCATCCATTTATGTTTGTATAGTGAGTGGTGGTTGTTTATTATACGTATATATAAATATATATAATAAATAAATAAGATTTTAATTCGGGGGTTAAATCGGAGGAGGCTTAATGCTTCAATGTTTTATTGTGCCTGTAATAGTTATAATAATTGGTCTTTGTTTTCTTATTGTATTTGGATTTATGGTTATTGGACTTTGACTTTGACTTACCTTTTTTATTCTTTAATGTTTTATTATTTCGCTTGGAGTTAGGTTTGGATTTTGTTAATCTTTTATTTTTTTTGGTTTTATTCTTGTTATTTTTCTTTTTGTTATTCTTGTTATTCTTTTTGTTTTTGTTATTCTTGTTATTATTTTTCTTATTGTTGTTTTTCTTTTTCTTTATGATGTACTTGCTTACAAACTTTTTATAATTTTTACGGTACTTTGTGTTGTGCTTAGGGTTGGAAATGCGATTGTTTTTTCCGCCGCTGTTTATACTAATTTCGCTTGTAGGTTTAAATTGGTTAGTTTCGGTAATTTCGCGTAATCCCAATGGGTCTAATGGTTGTCGAATTTCTTCCTGTTGTTGTTCTAACTTTGGAAAGATTAAATCTATTTGACTTTCTATAAGTGTTTCTATTTCTTCATCCTTTGTTATCTCTTGCTCTGTAATTTGTAATATCCGTTTATCCATAAAATCTCCAATTTCCATCAAACTAATTCCTTCATCATTTAATGCATCAATTACGTCTCCATCAAAATATTGTTTTACATTTATCAGAGTATCAATAGCATCGTAACCTCGTTTATATATAATACTTCCATTTGCGTCATCTAAACCATCTATAAATGCTTCTATTATTTTAATATCAAATATTAATGTTCCACGTATTGAAATAAGTCTTAAAAGTTCATTTCTTATAACTATGGCTGTTAATTCGTGTCCAATGAAAGACGATATTATAATAAGGACCAAATCGGAATATTCTATTATGGTTGATATTTTAGTTAACACTTTTGATATATCATCATAAACTTCATATTTTTGTAGTTCAGAAGATTCGTCAAGTATACGAGTTATATCATTTAATATTTCTTGTATTTTTTTTATATATTCTTCTTTAGTTTCTTCTTTAGTTTCTTCTTTAGTTTCTTCTCGACTATCGGGTAAATCGATTTGAGGATTTTTTTTTAATTCTTTTAATTCTTTTAACTCTCTTTGTAATTCGCTTTCTAATGATTTAAGTAACTGCTGTAAGTATTGCGGTAGTTGTGGTGGTTGCAATTTCTCATCAGTAACTTTTTTTAGTGATGCCTTCGTTATAGGTTCAGAATCGTCATCTGAAAAAATTGTATTTATGGTATATTTTTTTCCAGTTTTTGTTTTTCCATTAAGTTCATCAATTTTAACATGTATATCTTTAAAAAAATCTTTTGGGAACTCTTTTACACCATCTACATCTTCATCTTCATCTACTAAATATGATAATAGTTTCTCACAACCTTCAAATAATTGTGTTGTAGGTATACCGCAAAATTTTTTTAATTTTGAGTCCCCTGAAGAGGGAACAGGAACAAGTAATGTATCACCGAAAGGGACATTTTCAAAAACTTTATATATATCAAATATTTCCTTCTTTTCAATTATTTTTTCTGCTATTTTTTCCGCGAGTTGTCGAAGTAACATATAATTTTTATTATCTTCTTTATTATCTTCTTTATTATCTTCAACCATTTCTGTGTTACGTTCCAACAATGTTAAAAACTCTATAACTTTACTAATGCATAATATTTTTACATCAAGATTGAATGTATCTTGACTTATGGTATATTCTATACCATCATATGTAATAGTATTATTACCACTATTAAATTCAGAAAGACTTACATGTAATTTAGAAAAATAGTCTAGAGAATATTTCAAAAAATATGATATATTTGCTAAGTAATAAATAATATAATTTATAAATCCGACAGTAGGGTCGACTGAATCATCAATAGTGGTTGTATGAACCATAGATTCTGCAGTAGTATTAGAAGTGTTAGTATTTTCTTCACCCTTTTTCGATTCTGGTTCTGTGTTCGGTTTAGTAACTTCACCCATAATCATAATTTTTTTAGTATTTTCTGGGATTATTGTATCATCCTCTTTATAAGTTTTACCAGCTATTATAAATGTTGTTCCTTTCATTCCACCCAGAACGATACTCCATTTGTTTTCTAAATATTTTTTTAAATCTCCAATGGTATATTTATCACTCAACTTTTTAGTAAGAAACTCTTTATCAAGATCAATAGTCTCTTTTTTTTTTCCCCATATTACATTTACTGCATTTACTACATTTACTGCATTTACTGCTCCTCCTACTCCTGTAAATGATCTAAGTCTTGTTTGAATTCCACCAAATTTACTACTATTAAGTTGTTTTAACCTAAGTGATTGTCGTCTTATTTCACGATTAACTTTTTTACATACTTTCTTGACTCCTACTTTTATTTTAAAATTTTCGTTTGCTTTAGTTTTTTTACTTGACGCGGTTTTTTTTTGTAACTGTTCCAGTGTTGGTGACGTTATTAGTTGTAACTGAAACTGTAGACTCATATAATATCTTTCAACTGCACCTACCCCCCTTGTGGTAACAAATATTACATCTGTATCGTTAATACAACACCTTAAAGCCAATGCTATATCACTTGTTCCAACAGAATATCTTTTATCCTGAGGATTTGGTATTAATCCACCTTTACTAAAAACAAATGAAGCATCCCCGATAGCTTTACCTAGTTGTATAAATCTACCACATTTTATATGAATAGCATCATTGCGGTCATTATAAGTATTAAACCAACTATTTTTTTCTCTATTTCCACTAAAACATGCTTTTATGAACTCAGTAGTAAATTCTGACATAAGTCCATTAGTTTCAGGTGTAAAAAAGCTACAACTAATAGGTGTTTTTGTTGAATTTGCATAACTTACTACTCCATCTGCTCCAAGAGTTGGGTTATAAGTAAAAACACATTGAACATACTCTGTATTTATAGTTAAAGTAAATAATATTTGATTATCACTAAGACGTGTAACCCTATCGCTCTCTTCACCCCAGTGTGCGGTTAAAGTACTATTTGCAATACTTGTCATTCCTGTGGCATAAAGATCTATAGTATAATTAGTACTAACACCACCATTCGATTCCCTGTATATAGTTGATAAATAATCTCTAAGATTAAGCCTTCCCGTAGTAATTCTTCTTCCCCCTTCATCATAAAAAGAAGCCAAACAGAATTTTTCATCTATTTTTTTAAATCCATAATTATCTTTTACAAAAAAAAAAGGTGCACAATCTTGTTCAAGAAGTGTCATATCTGTTGTAATCCGAAGTAATATAGTTTCTACTTTATTTCTATTTTTTACTTTATGAGGTATGAAGTAGCTACATGGGATATTAACTTTATATATTCTTTGTCCTCTTACCGCATGTTGATCTATATTACTTTGGATTAAACCATTAAAATCTCCCAATAAGTTTGCATTAGTACAGTCTATATTAACTAATGATGTTAAAGAAGCTTGAAATAATGGCGAAGCATGATTTGTTGTAATACCTCCGCTTGGTTTTCCTGCATCACCTATGATATCTTCACGCGTTAAACATAAATTAGCTTGTTGTGGTGTTAGTCCTGGTGGTACTGGTGGTACTGGTGGTACTGGTGGTTGTCCTGCAGCTGCCATCCTATTATATCAAATCTCAATAATAATAAAGTAACTATACTTATATTATTATTATATATTTATTATATATTTATTACAAAATCTAAAACTAATATTACTTACATTTATTTTTAAGTTCGGCGTTATTTGTCACTCCGTCCCATAGTATTTTCTTCCCACACACATTATTAACCCACGTCATTTTATTTTTATAATTGCTACACTCTCCTGGGTCATTTAATACAGTATATTTCGGTGGGCGTTGTAATGAACCGGCTGCTGAGCTACATGTTCCCAAATTCTTACTATTTGGCTCACAATAATTTTTTCCTTTATTCGGTCCCCTATTATATTTTTTTAATAACCAGTAATCCGGACATGTCGACTGAATCAATGTAAATTTACTTTTCTGGTCTTGATAAATAAAATATGCTGTCGCGACTAATAAAACAACAAATATAATACCCGCAACAGTTAACGTAACGCTATTAAATGACATAATTTATCTATATCTATATCGTATAAGTGTATATATAATGTATATATAATTAATTATTTCAACAACTAAATTATTTCAACAACTAAATATTAAATATTAAAATTTAGATATTTTTATATTTAGTTATTAATATACAACAACTCAAATCTTCTAAAATGTTTTCAGTAAATAGAAATGCAAATTCAAGTTCGAGTTCGAGTTCAACATGTATGCCTCGCGATTCTCAAACCGTCAAAAATATATCAACCATAACAACATCTAACGGTCGTATCGATATCGAAGGTCCGCCACCTGAAGCAAGATTCGCCATGTGGGACAAAATACCCGTAAATCAAATTACTACATTTAGAGATGCACTAACCGGCAACTGGATGGACAACGATGTAAGTAACGTCTTTTTCAGTAAAGATAATATCCAGATTATTCAGAATACTCTTCGCGCCGAGGTACACCGTCTATCCAATGGCGAGTATACCATCGCTCAACAAGACAACGATGAACTAAAGATTATTATGCGCGCACTATACCTCGAAAGCGCCGTCAACTTGCCAACCAATATTCGCGAACAAGTCACCGCATTAAATCAGCACGTCGTCAACCACTGTGTTCCTAAACTAATCAATGAGATTCGCGCATACTTGAAGTATAAACGCGATGCTAGTAATATGTATACCATAATGACATGGCCAACATACGATAACGTCAAGGGCAAGACGCTCGAAATGAAGCCTTGGTTTTAAACCACGCCGCGCCATGCCATGCCATGCCATTGCACCTAAATAAAAAAAATATAGTACAACTTTTTGCTATATATAGCAAGAAGTTTTACCTTAATATACTATACTCCATGTACACTCCTTTGTAATTTATTTTCACTTCGCATTCACTTCGCCTTCACGCTTGACTTCACACTCGCTTTCTTAACCTTTGCTGTACCCACTTTTGCAGCGCTTTCACCTGTAGCCGAATACGTCGTCGCTTCCATAAATTTGTTATATTCAACCTCCAATTCTTCTAAATCTTTCAGCCACATTTGTTCCACCGTTTTCGAACTCAGTTCGCTCAACTCCGCTTCCTTCTTCTCCTTTTCATTTAGCAGTTTTTTCACATTTTCCTCCGATACACTATCCATCGGCAATTTTAGCAAATACTTGTATCCTTGACCTTGACCCGACGACGTCGACGAATCATCCTCTCCTTTATCATCGCCGCTCTCTGCATCCATCGAGTCATATTTCCGTTCTTTCAATAACTCCACAAGTTGTTTGTTCGTTTTGCGACGAAGGTCAATCTTGTCTTCCAATAATTCAGTAATATATCGCGCACGATTACTCAGCCCCATCAGTTCTTTGCGAAGTGCCGCAATAAGAGCATCTTTGCGTTTACCATAAAACGCCAACCGTGTTACGCTATACGAATCCGCAATTTCTTCCGCATTACCGTATTTAACAAGCTTCTCATTCGCATCAAACAGGTTCATATTTGTCGTAGACTGCGTGGAGTATAATCCGAGCACTTTCTCCAGCATAGTGCAATCATATTCCGCAGCTTTTTCACTATACGTCTTGATAATATTCGCCGCCATTGTAACCGTGATGTCCACATGTGTATCCGTACTCATATCATTGTACTCCTTCACAATTGGTGCTGTGTTTGTAGCGCTGTCTTTGTCCTTGTCCTTACTTCCCGCTGGTGGCTCAATCAGATTCTCCAAGAAAATCTTATAATCATCTGTCCATATTCCAATCGGCAACTCCGTAATGCGCAACTTCTTATCATCTAGAATCGTATAGCATCCCTTCAATAAATACTTGGTATCTCCGACACGACGAATTTCTCCCCTGAAGTTCTTATAAAACGGCTCGATAGTAGGTGCAGGTGCGGATGCCTCCATAAGTTTATGCCGAAGATATGCAATAATTTGCACAGTATTATAACACATGATTTCGGTACTAAAACCGGTTCCGATTCCCTTTGTTCCATTCACCAGCACCATAGGAATAATGGGTACATAATAAATCGGCTCAACGCTTTGACCGTCGTCATCCAAGTAGGTAAGTGTATTATCGTCTTCGGGGCGATAAATAAGCCGCGTCAGTTTATTCAGCTGTGTGAAGATATATCTTTCGCTAGCAGAATCTTTCCCTCCTTTCAAACGACTCCCGTGCTGACCATTGGGCTCAAACAAGTTGATGTTGTTGCTGCCGACGAAATTCTGCGCCATTCCGACAATTGCCGCATTTAAACTCGCCTCGCCATGATGGTATCCCGAGTGTTCCGAAACATAACCACTAAATTGCGCGACCTTGATTTCAGACTTGAGGTTTTTCTTGAACGCCGAAAACAGAATCTTTCGCAACGAGATTTTCAGACCGTCCATTAAATTCGGGATAGAGCGGTCGCAGTCATATTTCGAAAAGTGTATCATCTCGTCGTTGATGAATTTTTGATACGTCACGCTTGGTTGAAGTGTATCCAAGTATCTATCGCGCGAATATGTAGCCAGCCACGTCTTGCGGTCATCTGCGCGTTTCTTATTGAATACCATATCAATCGCATTATCACACGCTTCGCCACTATGTGTAAAATCGACGATTTTCTTATGTTCGAAATATTCCTTGAACTCCTTGCCCGTACTTGTGCCCAAACCTTTATAATACTTGATGTTCCATCCAGACGGTTGTGTGTTTGCAGCGGCGCCCTCGCCAGCTTCGTTCGCCTCTTTCCATGCGCGATACTCACCTTCATTGTAGAATACTTTTTCTTGTGCCCCCTTCTTCGCCTTCAAAATCGGCGTATTCATAAAGCCAATAAATCCAGGGATTTCGGTAAGCGACGCCCATTCGCTCTGAAACATATTGATTCCCAGCCCCTTGATATGCGAGCCATCCAAATCTTGGTCCGTCATAAACAATACTTTGCCATATCGCAAACGGTATTTTACATCATCGGGAGTATATTTGCGCCCGACTTCAAGCCCGAGGATTTGCTTGATTTCCGTAATTTCGTTGTTTTCCGAGATTTTTTTGAGGGCTTCCCCGCGCGTATTCATCATTTTACCTTTCATCGGATAAACGCCAATAAAGTTGCGGTCTTCGCGACTGAGACCCGACACGATTCCCGCCTTTGCTGAATCACCCTCGCAAAATATAACCGTACACTGCGCCGACTTCTCTGTCCCCGCGTAGTTTGCATCGATTAGTTTCGGAATACCGCGAATCGTGCGCGTCTTTGTTCCGTCCGTCTTCTTCGCCGCCTTGTTTTCCTTCACCTCGGTCAGAGCACACGCGGCATCCATGACACCCATCTTCGCCAACTTCTCGATAAATTCATCGCTCACTTTACATGTCGACCCGAACGATGCAACGGCGGTTCCCATCTCATCCTTGCTCTGGCTCGAGAAAGACGGATTGTCGATATCGCAGCGCAAGAATATCGCCAGCTGTTCTTTGATTGTCGTCGGCTTGACATCGACCTTTTTCTTGGTTTTGATATACTCCGTCAACTTGCGCACAATCTGGTTCATAATATACTCGACATGTTTGCCGCCCTTTTGCGTATAGATTCCGTTCACAAACGACACATGCTGAAACTCGCCATTGGGTGCGAGAGATACAACATACTCCCACCTCGCGTCGGGCGCCTCATAGATACGTTTCGTCTCGCCTTTCGCGCCAATATAGAGGTCGATGTATTGTTGGAAATGTTTGACCGGGATAAGGGCGCCATTGTACTTGACTTTGACGGACTTGTCGGTGATGGCGGCGATGTCGTAGATGCGTTTCTCGAAAAGCGCGCGCATATCTGGCGTCAATCCTTCGATACCGAATCGCGCATAATCGGGGCGGAAGGATACCTTCGTATATGGTTTCGTCGTTGTACACTTCGTGATTTTCGGCGGGCAAATCTCGTCGAGGTTGTTCTTGAATTCTTGGATATATTTTAGACCGCGGATATGGTCGACAGTTTCGACGCGACCCCACGAAGACCAGATAAGAACGAGCTTGAATCCGAATCCGTTTTTCCCGCCGACGATTTTCTCCTTCTTGTTTTCGTCGTAGTTGGTAGATGTGCGAAGGTGACCGAAAATCATCTCGGGAATCCATAGTTTGTGTTCGGGGTGTTGTGCTACGTCGATTCCGTTCCCGTCGTTTGTGATGGAGATGGTGCCATCATCGCTGATTTCGAATTCGATGCATGTGACGGGGAGAGCGTTGGGTTTCGCATCGCGGATTGCTTGCTCTTGGCGAACGAAATGATCGCGACTATTCACGGCGCCTTCATCGAACAGTTTGTAGAGACCCGGGATGTAGTGAATTGTGCGATGCACGATGGAAGATGTAGCGGAATCGTAGACAAATGTCTCGGCTTCGGTCATATCAATAGGTCCAATATATGTGTCGGGTTTTTTGAGGATATGTTCCTTGTCGGACATTTTCTGATATTTAGCAAGTTCTTGGGTTGGAGCAGTGACGGGTGCAACTACGCTTCCGTCTCCGTCTCCGCTAACGAGTACGCTGGTATTAATTTTTGGAAGTTGAATCGACTTTTTTGCCTTCTGTGGAGCGACAGCGGTGACAGTAGGTGTAGACATTTTGATATTGATGTTGATGATGATATTGATGTTGGTGTTGGTGTGCAGTAGCAGAGTTGTTATATATTATATTACCTTATTTTTATATCAATTTTATAATTGTTATAAAACCATGAAAAATAAAGTGTAAAATATAATATAATATAGTAACATATAGTAACATATAGTAACATATAGGAGTGATATGAGTAACTTCTTTTTCAAACCGAAAACAAATAAACATCTGTGCTGTCCTCCGCCGATAGAAAAGGCGAATATCAATAGTCCGTTATTGATATATAAGTTTCCGTGTAAAATAAAATTGGCGATGAAGATTCGAAGCGCGGTGGGTTCGAGTAATCATAACCAGTGTTATACGGTAGCGAATCAAACATTGAATGCGTATGGGAAATGGGCGGGATGTCCAGGTGGATCGGGTCCTGGGTATTCATCGACGATGCGGTATGTTCCGTATGATAATGGATCGGGTTTGGGTCCGAATATAGGGGCAATTCAGGGAGGTCCGTCTACCATTAGTAGAAATGGTTGAGGTTTAGCGATATATTTGGTACATTTTGTTATTTGTTATTTGTTATTTATTCTATTTTAATTATCTAATATTTATGAATTAAAATTATCTAATATTTATGAATTAAAATTATCTAATATTTATGAATTAAAATTATGAAATATAATTAAAATAATATTTTTTTCTCATTCTTTTCTATAAGGTATTAAAATGCATCATAGCTACAAAAGACGCCCTGATGGCAAGTATACAATCAACGGTCGCGTATTCGAGAGATTGGTCGGTTCTCGTGCTCAGGTATGGCATGAAACTTCTTATAAGACGAGTGGAGGGTTGACACGTATGGATTTGATTATGAACAAAAATGGTCGCATTGTTTCAATGAAGAAGCATAAGACTGCAAAACAAGAGAAACGATTGGTGAAACATGGGTACACTGCAAAGAAGGGGAAGTTTGGCGCTGTTAAGATTGGCGCCAAGAAGTCCCGCAAAAGTCGTAAATCTCGCAAGTAAATGGCGTGTGATATGATGCGATATGTTGCGACAGAATTCTAGATAATTATATATTTCATTGTTTTGAAATATATGATTTTGAGTTAGGGTTAGGTTTAGGGTTAGGTAATATTTGTTAATGTCGGTTGCTACGTTTGCGCCGCTTAAATGTTACATTTTTTCGCTTTGATTTGCCGGATTTGGATTTGTGTGATTTGGGTTTGGGTTTGGATTTGGGGTTGGATTTGGGTTTGGGTTTATGTGATTTAGATTTAGAATTCTTTTTACGCTTGTTCTTATTTCTATGCGTGCGGTTGTTTCTTGCCAATTTGTTATGTTTATGTTTATGGTTATTCAAATCTGTGATTAACTTTTTCCCACGGTTAGACCTGGTTATACTGCCACCCATGGCTGTGTATAACTCTTCTAAACCAGAACTCCATAATTCTTGAAACGTTTCTCTATCTATTCTTGCTACATCAGGTTTAGCTCGGCAAATACATTTCATAATATCACGGTTCGTTACATCAAAACCAATTACTCTTAAAAATTCATAAAATGAACCATTTTTTGGGTTTAAAATTTGACCTCCTTTAGAAAGCGTTTCTAAAGCCGTCACATGAGCAGCGGCATGCAAATTAGCAGCAGCAATAGAAGCAGGAGCAGTAGCAGCAGTAGTAGCAGCAGTAGTAGCAGCAGTATTAGCAGCTGCAGTAGCAGATGCGGTTGCAGCTGCAGTAGCACGCTCAACATCCCCTTCAGAAGCTTGTAAAGCTTGGGGGTAATAAAATTCATAAGCTTCGGTGGCAGCTACTTGATAAACTTGGGTATAAGCTACTTTATAAGCTTGGTGAACAGATTGTTCATAAGCTTTTCCATAAGCTTCTGGATTATGGGTTAGACGAGCTTGTTGATTTAGTTCTCTAGCTTGTTGATTTAGTGCTCCAGCTTGTTGTAAAGCTTGTTGTAAAGCGGCAGGAAAATCTCTTTGGAAACAAGACATCGAATCTTCCATCAGAAGAAGCTGATATGGACTATGAGGTGATGATGATTTTACTTTAATAGAGAATAAAAATCCCAATATTTTAAGTAGTTTAGGTATATCACCAGCACCATCAAGCTGAAAAATATATATTATTAAATCGAGCAAGGGTCGTTGTGTTAATAAAGGAAGCAAACCTCTCTTACATTCCATCATTTCTTGGGAGGTTTTAAATAATCCTAATTCAGCACGTTTATCTTCGCGACATTGGTCTCGAACATCATCTACCAGTAATCTTATTTGAAAATATCCACCTAGAACCAATGCTATAAATTTTATTCCTGTAACTCTTTTTATATCTGTTAAGTTTTCTTTAAAGAAAATTTTTAAGTTGATTGCCGTTTTAGTTAGATGCTTCCACAATTGATTAACATGTACTGATAGATCTGGTGTTGCTATATAATAATGTGCAATTTGTTGACCCATATCGGTTAATTTAGGATATAAGAGTAACTCATTACCGTCGCTGAGTATTGGCGTGTTGTCTAGTGAAGCTCCTCCCATAATTGATTGTATTTGTCTTCCAAACGGTTCTAATCCTTCAGGTGACGACGCCGCTGAACAAATATTTCCTCGTTGGGTCGGTAAATATGCAAGACATAATGCGCGTTCTAGTTTTGTAGAATGCCCCCCGCGTATCTCTATTGCGTCCGATACACTTAACATAAATAATCCTTGACCTGCAGGACCCGATACAGCCATTTCTACCATTTTTCTAACCCACATGTCACAAGTTTGTTTAAAATCAGGTTGTAATCGAGCGCCAGATGTAATGCTTATTTGACACATAGTAGCAATATCTCTTTGTAAATTATATATCTCTGTAAAGGGGGTATTTACAACTCGACCTGGTGTAGCGGGGGTTAAGTAAAACAGTTTCCCGGTAGGTGGATCCTCGCGAAGTTCGTATCCTTCGCCGGGTGGAGGTGGATAATGATGCTCTGCATATCCAATTTCTCTTAGTTCAAGCAAATGATCATTAAGTATTTCCATGTATAATTTTAAATTTTTGGGGTCATTGTCAAACTTGCCTACAGCAATACGAGCTAAACAATTTTGGGGGACAAAAAGTGTGTATAAAACATTTAAAACTAAAGTCCAGACAGTTGCTATACACTCAATGGATGTTGCTTTATTTATTAAAAAATTATTCATAAGCAGTAATTGTTCGGGGGGTCTCTCAACGCGAAAAATCTGTAACATTATTGCATAAAATCTAACTAAATTATAATCTTTAAATACCCCGTCAAAGTGTGCAACATTGATTTGTTTATCTAAATTTTGAAAATATGGCATATGTCCTAATCTTAACATGTTAGCAAGAAATGAAGTAGTGTCTTTTTCATAACATCCACGTAAAAACTCCCACTTCGCATCAAATCTTTGAGCAAAGAGATGGTCCATAAATCCAACAATACCCACAGACTGTATCATCATTTCTGTGAATCGAGCTAACATATCAACATTAAACAAATCTTTAAAAAAATAAAAAGATCCACCCAGGATCATTCTTATAAATACTCTATAAGGTTCAGATTCATGTGTTTTTAGATAAATCATAAAATCATTATCAGATAAATTACCAAAAGTTTTGCTTAGAATATGTGTTATAGTTTCTGCACTTATAGCTGCCCTAAGTTTTATTATTTGGTTTAAAGCTAGATATACACGCGCAGCATTACTTCCTGTTAAAAAAAATTTAACATGATCACTCATTATAGGCAATCTATTTACAACTTGACAAGCTCTAATGACTTTTCCATAATTGTCGGAAGTTCCAAAAAAGTCTGAATATATTATTTTTGCTAATGATCTGAATCCTAAACTAACATTAATAAAGTTATAAAAAATATTACAAAAAAGAGAGAATGATTTTATGTTAGCATCTGTATATAATATTTGGTGCATAGCTTGTGTTATCGTGATAATAGGAGCAGCAATCGATGTAGCAGCAGCAGCAGAAGCATTCATATCTCCCGACATCAAAGCGTGTAATACACCTTGTGTCATTAACCCTTGAAAACAACTAAGAATAAGTGTTACTTCCTCTTTGGATGGTTCGGATAATGCTGTAATAGCACCTTGTTTTGCGCATAATATTGCTCTTACAATAATATCTAATAATGATAAAAACTGTTGTGTTTCATCAGGGAATGTAGTAACAAAGCAAGGCAGCTGCCACAATTGTCCAAGAAATATGGTTACGTCTTGAAAAACAGGAAATCCTACTACATTTAAAATCGGTATTTGTATGATATTATGCGAATTGCCACAGCTTATACATAATATAATTTTTTGGGTATCATATTGAAGATTTGATGTTTCAAGTTTACAAGTTAATGTAAAATTTCCGGTCACGTGCCACCTAGTAACAATGGTATTTATTTCTGAATAACAAAATTGCATATACTCCTCTATGAGAAGTCTGTTTTGGTATGGTATATATCCAGCATAATATATAACTGTGGTATATTTAGATAAAAACCCACACTTAGTTATTCCTACAAATCCCTTTCCACCGCCAGGTAAGTTAGGAACATTAGTTGAAAGCGCTGTGTGTAACCTATTAAAAATCTCATCATATTTAGTAAGTAATGTTGTTTTAATACTTTGTTCTATAAAATCCATAATTCTAAAACAATAAGTTAAAGGATCTGTGCCAGTAGTAGCACTATCAATATTAGGGTCATCTACTGTGTGTGATAAAACTTCATCGGAGTTGGTTACAGGATTATTGCCATTACTAAAAGCACTTGTTGCTCTTTCATAATATATAGTAAAAACTTCGTTATTCCCGGCCATAATAGCTACTGCTGCTACTGCAGCTGAGGCTGCTGCAGCAGCATAAAAATAATCAGGATTATTATTTTGTTTAGCAATATCAAAAGCAACATCAGCGCGAGCAACAACACCACCAAGTAATTGTGCTGCTTCTATTCTTACGGCTTCTATTCCCCTATTAACATAAGCTTCACCATCAGAAGGATTAGCAGCAGCATCAGCATAAAAAGGAGCAAAAGTAGTAGAAGCGCGATTAACAACCTCGGTAGCAGCAGTAGCGGCATAATAAGCATTCTCAGCAACACTATCACTTGTTGAAGTTATTGCTCCTAATGCTTTTGCCGCTTCAACAGCTAAACGAATAGCTTCCCCGCATAAATGATAAGTACTAGCTATTCGGGCATTGTCAACAGCTGAGTTACGAGCTTGAATAATATGTTCTATAGCTGATTTAGCGTGTGTTTGTAAATGCATGGCACCAACAGCATACTCAGCAGCAGCAGCAGCAGCAGCAGCAGCAGCAGCAGCAGGAGCAGCAGCAGGAATATTATCTAATATTCTAAAATTATATTGTCGAAACTGATCGACACTACATTGAGTAAGACGATCAGTAACCACAGGTGGTCCTGCCAACACAGGTCCTGCATCTGTTTCTGGAAGAATACCAATACTAGGGTCATCTATTTCAGTTTCCGGTGGAGCTTCACGAGAACATAAATCAATATTTTGACATTCATCAGCTTCTGCCATATTTTCAATACTTTATTATATGATATATTATAAATAGAATATATTATATAATAACATTTTTATCTTTAAACTAATAACTCCACCAAAGTGTTCCATTTTTTTCTGTTAAATTATCCCCGTAGTTATCAACAAAGAATTTCTCAAAGTACCGTTTACTTACCACCATTTTATTATGTTTATATCCCCACTTACAATAAAAGTCATATATTGTATGAACAGGAAACGATGTTGATGCAGCTGACACCGACACTGACATCTCCACCGTATCATTATCTTTCTTAGTAACAACCGTATTTACATCCTTCACTCCATCCTTGACTCCATCCTTCACTCCATCTTTTCCCACATCCTTATTCTTACCTTTACCCTTTCCTAAATTAGTATTTGTACTACTACTACCGCTTCCCGCTAAATTCGCCCTCTTAAATTCTTCAATCCCCGTCATGATTTCCTGTTTCTTGTCCCATAGTTTGCACCCAATATTCATCAAGTATTTATCTTCTTCGATGCAAATATCCGGCAAAAAGTGGCGAATAAATCCTAAAATTGTCTGGTCCGTAATTGTCTGAATATTTTTCTGGTTTCCATGATACACATTTCCATGATTCAAAAATAAGGTCGACAATTCATCTATTTCTAGCTCGATTTCCGTATGATTGCATC